AGCCTTTATCTCGGAGCCTTTCACGAACTGGGGCAACGCCTATACGTTAGGTCAATACGCTCCGGCTGTTTTTTTCAGGGTAGCACCACTATCCTAAAGGAGGATGATATGTTACTGCTCGTAAATACCACCGATTCGCTTCAACTCGTGACATCTGCCGCCGTCAATGTTGATGTCCATGCTTCTTTTGTTGATTTAGCCTCCGGCGTCACAACTCCCGACAGGAAGAATACGGCGATCACCACGGCGACAACCACGACAATCGTTTCGGCTCCCGGATCGTCAGTTTATCGAAACATTCAAACGTTGACGATCAGAAACAAGGGGGCCGCCAACCAAGATGTCACCGTCGTTTACAATGCAAACTCGACGCTCTTTGAGCTTCATAAGGCTACTCTCCTTCCTGGTCAAGTTCTGATCTGGCTCGACGGGGTTGGATTCGTGATCCTCCCGGCGTCAACGTCGAATCGGAATTTCAGCACATCTTCTCAGACTGGGTTTTCCTCAAATACCTATCTTTCGGGGTCATACATTAAATTTCCCATTCCTCCGGGAGTGGGCGTCCTTTATGAAGCACGTTTTGATATTACAAAAACAAACGTAGGGACGGCGGCTCCGATCATCTATGTCCGTGTAGGAACAACAGGGACGATCTCTGATACGGCCCGCCATACTTTCACCTTTGGGGCAGGCACGGCGGCGGCTGATGTTGCCTGGGTTTGCGTAAGGACTTATTTCAGGACTGTCGGATCGGGAACGAGTGCGGTTCTTCAAGGTGTTGCATCGGCCATCACTAACCTATCGACAACTGGATGGTCAAATGCCGTTAAAAATGTGCTGAATACATCCGGCGGATTCGATTCAACGGTCGCAGATCTTGGAATCGGAATATCCTATAACGGTGGGGCCTCGGCGGTCCATACGATCCAGTCGGTTGAGGCACATCTTCATTATGCTTTTTGAGGTAATTCATGCTCGGTTGGTTTTCGCCTTACGCCGTTGTCCGAGAGTGGTTCGACGTATCCATTTCTCGCCTCGGTTGGTTCGATGACGAGTTTTCCGATCCAGACTGGCCTAAATATGTCATCGGAACTATCGAGGTTTCTGTAACGCCTGGGGCAATGGTCGTCGGGCCTCCTGGGGCAACGTTTCTTTCTGAACGTGGTCAAGTCATCCTCGGTGGGGCTTATACCGAATACGGAAGTTTCGTTTTCAACCGCCCCGTGGAAGAGAGTGGCATTCGGACGAATTATTATGAAGAGCTTCCTTCCGAATGGATCGTCGATGGAGCCCTAACCTTTTCCCTTACTCCTGGTGCGACGGCGGTTCAAGAATGCGTTATTATTGGAAGCATTTCCCTTTCGCTTATACCAGGGGCCACGATCCAACCCGTCTATGTTCTTACCGGGAACGTGATCGCCTCACTTCTTCCAGGGGCAAACGTTCAGCTTGGATATGTCCTCGTTGGCGGAGTCGTCGCCACGCTTTTGCCGAACTCTTCCGTTCTTCGAGAGTGGGAAATCCTCGGTAGCCTTATCTTTGAATTTGCTCCAAGTGAAGATTTTGTATTTCAAGCAACGGTCTTGGGCAATGTCCTAATGTCCCTAACGCCAGAAGCAGGGGCCTTCCCGGAATTCATTTTGACAGGCAATGCCGTCATGGAATTCATTCCGAACGCCCAGATCATAGCAGATTGGATATTAACCGGCGATATTGTCCTCATCCTCATTAATTCGGCGAACCTTGCCTCGTTCCGAGGCGACGTGATATTGTCGCTGTTCCCATCCTCCGAGGCAATTTTCGTTCCTCCGCAATTCGGTTACGAATGGGTCATCCAAATATTGTCGCTGTTCCCATCCTCCGAGGCAATTTTCGTTCCTCCGCAATTCGGTTACGAATGGGTCATCCAAAAAGAAGTTTCGGGTGATAGAGACATGGAGATAGACACAATGGAAAAAGGAAAGACATGGATAGATTTAGGACAACAGGCATCTCAAAACCACGTTTACTCACTCGCTTATCTTGGTAACGGGATCGTAGTTGCAGGAACGGCAGAGGAAGGGAAAATACTTAGGTCGGTGGATTATGGAGCAACGTGGGTGGACTTGGGGCAACAGGCGTCGGAATTAGTTATTTTCTCCCTTCTCAACCTCGGTAATGGGATTGCACTTGCGGGGACAGGAGAGAATGGGAAAATACTTAGGTCGGTGGATTATGGAGCAACGTGGGTGGACTTGGGCCGGAAGGCGTTGCAAAACGGCATCTACTCGCTTGCTTATCTTGGTAACGGGATCGCACTTGCGGGGACATATCCCGGAGGAAAAATCTTGAGGTCAGTAGATTATGGAGCAAGTTGGATGGATTTAGGACAACAGGCATCACAGTTCCAAATCTTCTCACTCGCTTATCTCGGTAATGGGATCGCACTTGCAGGAACGGGATTCGGTGGTAGAATACTGAGGTCAGTCAATTACGGAGCAACATGGGTGGACTTGGGGCAACAAGGATCGGAAGAAATAATCTTCTCACTCGCTTATCTCGGTAATGGGATCGTAGTTGCGGGGACGGGAAGCGGTGGTAGGATTCTTAGGTCGGTGGATTATGGAGCAACGTGGGTGGACTTGGGGCAACAGGCATTGGAAGAAGCAATCTTCTGCCTCGCTTATCTTGGTAACGGGATCGTAGTTGCAGGAACATATCCCAATGGGAAAATTCTTAGGTCGGTGGATTACGGAGCAACATGGGTGGACTTGGGGCAACAATTTTCAGAGATGTTTATTCTCTCCCTTGCTTATCTTGAAAACGGGATCGTAGTTGCAGGAACACATCCAGGAGGAAAAATTTTAAGGTCAACCTCAGAAACAAAGTTCTCGATACCAGAAGAAGTATTCGATTCGGCCTTGATAAAGAATCGAAGGATTGTGGGGCCTGGCGAACCCTTCCAAAGAATATGGGACTTACCCGTAGAGGGTTGCTGGCAATTATTAAAAGATAGAGATTATCTTTGGATCGGCTGTCAAAATCTTCCTCCCGAAAAGATTATTAAGTGGCATGTCCCAAGTCAAACAGGCATTGTTTATACGCTTACCGCTTTTTTCGATAGCTATTTACTGGGTATGGTAAGGATCGGGAATTTTCTCTATATCCACGACAATAACCATGCTGCTACAATAATTAAATTTAACATCCTCTCGGAAGTTCAAGTTTCTATCATGGGAATAGACTTTGGATATGTCAATCCCGCTATTTTTGATGGTTCTTTCATTTGGTTTTTTTCCCCAATTTATAAATATTTAGTTAAGTTCGACCCCTCCACGGACACATGGGAAAAATTTATGCTTGGCGTCCCTGGAGGTTGGACTTTAGGTTTTATGGTTGATGCAGGAAATTACTTTTTTTTGGTTGCTGCCGAAACAGGGGTTGGGATTCATATCGTTAAAATTCATAAAGATTCCCCCACTTCTTATGAGGAATTCGTGATAATTAGTGGCATCGAAGAAGCCATAGGACCAGCACCACTCTACAACGATCATGGACTTTTCTTTTGTACCTACGACCCAGTATTCTATACCGGCAAATTATGGAAGGTCGATTTGGTTGGAAATGTTTCTTCCTTCAAATCTGACTACAATTTCGTTACATTCAAAGACGGAATGGGGTCTTTATGGGTTTCAAGTTTTGATTTGACTGGACTTAATGGGTTACTGCTTCAGATCGACTATAACCTTAATCCGATCAATCAATTCTTAATAGGGCCTTACTACTGGGGAACTGATCTTTATTTTGAAAATCAAACAATGTGGTGGATTGGCCTGGATTTAAGTTGGAATAGGAAGAGTATATTATTGAACAAACGGTTTAGCGAAAACTCAAAAGATTTTGAGTATCAAGGGATTTATTAACCAATAAAAAGCACTTGACATTCGAGAATCTTTTCTGCTAAAAGATTGAAAAACGGGTTCCTTTATCGCTGACCCGAATCAGCTTACGAAGCCCCGGACGAGTCAATCGACTCTCCGGGGCTTTTTTTATGTATGAACTTTTCCGAAGACCGTAAAGTCGGCTCGGAGAAAATACACAAGGGAAGACCGTAAAGTCGGCTCCCGGAAGAGAGGACACCATGGCAATACCAAGAAACGTTGCAAGACAAGGCGAGAGAGCGGAAGCGATCAGGAAAAAGGTTTACGAGGAAGGGAAGACCCCGCAGGATTTGGGCGTGAAAACCCAAGACCCTCCCGGTGAGGCTCCGCCGAAAGAAACCGAAACTCCTCCTATCCCCGCAGGAGACCCAAACCTCGAACCGGGAAAGGAAACTCCGCCCGCCGAAGATTACAAGAAGAAATACGAGGAAGCCCTCCATCAGATCAATGTCTTGAAGGGCAAGATCGACAGCGAGGTTCCTGATCTGGTTTCAACAAACCGTGAGATGGCCGGGCAAATCGCTCATCTCCAAGCAACCATTTCAGACCTCCAAACCAAAATCTCCAAACCTGCCGAACCTCCTGCCCCCGAAAAAGCAGACCCGCAAGAAGCCAGCGACCTCAAGCTGTATCAAGACAATTATCCCGAAATTTATCGTGGCCAGCTTATTGTGATGAAGCAATGGGTTAAGTCCGATGAATTTAACGATATGGTGTCCAACATCGTGAGCGAGGTTGTTACCAGGGATGTCGAGCCGAGAGTTTCTTCGGTCGAGAAAGAAGTGAAGACATCCAAGGAGGAGACCTTTGCGACGAAGCTGGATCGGTTGGTTAAGGACGAGAACGGCAATCCTTGTTGGAGACAGATCAATGACGACAAGGAATTCACGGCCTGGCTCAAGACTATTAAGCATGGAGGCTTCACCGATTTTGAACTTTTGCGTGCCGCACTTTCCAGGGGTGATGCCGAAGGCGTTGCAGAGTTTTTTATCGATTGGATGAAATTCAAAAAGCCAGCCGCCACGCCTCCTAAAAAAGAAACACCCATCGAAGACGGGAAGGAAACTGCGCCTATCGAAGAAGATGTCGCCCTTGCTCCTGCCAGACCTGGAAGCGGAACCCCGCCACGGCAACCAGGCAACAGCGAGGATAAACCTAAAACCTTTACTCGATCCTTCGTCAAAAAATTTCACACCGATGTCGCTCTTGGCAGATACAAGAACAAGCCGAAAGAGAAGGCGAAGATTACCGCCGAGATCGACGACGCCATGGCGAAAGGATTGATCGTTAACGGATAGGAGGGACTACCATGGCATATCCGAGAGTAGATCATCCAGATTATACGAGGGCCGGGGCTCAGTTTATCCCGGAAATCTGGTCTGGGAAAATCCTCGTCAAGTTTTACGATGCGACCTGCTTGTCGGAGATCAGCAATACCGACTATGAAGGCGAAATCAAGAAATACGGCGACACCGTGCTGATCCGAACGGTCGCCCCGATCACCATCCGCAAATATGTGGTTGGTCAAGCTCTCACGAGAGAACGTCCGGTTTCCGTTCCAACCTCTCTCTCCATCGACCAGGGTTACTACTGGGACGTGGAGCTTGACGACGTGATGGATGTGCAGTCCGACATCAATCTCCTCGACAAGTGGACAGAGGAAGCGGGAACCCAGATGAAGATCACCATTGAGACGGATTGTTTCGTCACGATGTCTGGCCAGGCTCATGCCAAAAACCAGGGATCATCCGCAGGGGTGAAAAGCTCCTCGTATGATCTGGGTGTCTCTGGCACTCCGCTTACCATCGACAAGGCAAATGTCCTGGACTACATCGTGGACTGCGGTTCCGTCCTCGATGAGCAGAACGTCCCGGAGACGGGTCGTTGGATGATTATCCCCATCTGGCTGGCGGGCCTCATTAAGAAGTCCGATCTGAAAGATGCCTCTCTCACGGGAGACAACGCTTCCATTCTTCGGAATGGGAGACTGGGACAGATCGACCGGTTCACTGTTTACTCCTCGAACTTGCTTCCGACTGCAACCGACGGAGTGACCTGCTACAAATCAATGTTCGGTCACAAGACCGGGCCTTCGTTTGCAAGCCAGATCACCGAGACCGAGACCCTTCGGAGCCAGGATGCTTTCGCAGACATCGTGCGTGGGCTCAATATCCTGGGGTTCAAGGTGTTGAAGAGCGAGAGCGTCGGGATTCTGTATTGTCACAAATAACCATTAACCGGCCCGTCCCGTGAGGGCCGTTTTGAGAACTTCAAGGAGGGATTCATTATGGCAACTATTGATCTCAGAACCGAAACGGTGGGAGCCATTACTTCCCAGGGGATCAGGGCTCATGGTCTTGTCAAGGCCCCATTCGATGCGTCGAAGGTGTCCGGGAACCTGGTTTCCGGTAATACCTATAATTACCTCACCCTGCCCGAAAAATTTTTACTCTTGAGGGCAATGATCCGGGTGAGATCGGCTGACGGTGCGGCAGGAACATCCACCCTCACGGATGGAAGCATTGTTCCCCTCGCCGCACAGGTGATGAACGCCGAAGGGGTGTTCGTCGGAACGACCAACCTCCCGAAGTATTACCCAACGGGAGGGACGATTTCTGGCCTGATCGCCACGGCGAACATCACGACAGCGATCTTCGATGTTATTTGTGAAGGAATCGACCTTCGAGAATAAACCCTTAACCGGGCCTCCTCGTGAGGCCCGCAACTCCTTTGTGGGAAGGCCGACTCCCTATAAAGGCACGAAAGGAGACTATCATGTCAAAAGAACAGTTTACCATTGGCGAACTTTGGTTGACGAAGGGCATCCGGGCCGGAAAAAGAAAACTCCTGGCTAAGATGCTCAAGTTTTATGTGGCTGTCCCTGCGGCAAAAGTGGCAAACCGGTTTGTCACGTCAACAAACATGAAAAACGGGGCCTATACGATTGTCAATAGCGGCCTCCCCGGAGATGGGCTCGCCCACAACGTCAGCATCACCCTAACACGGGTGGATACTGTTGACACCCTGGGAGTAATCACGGTCACGGGTCTCGACATTGCAGGGAAGATCATCACCGAGGTTATCACTCCCGTTGACAATACTAAAGCCGTCGGCGCAAAGGCTTTCAAGCAGGTGACTTCGCTCATCGGTTCTGGATGGGCTCAGGGCGGGACGGGTGCGGATACCTTGGTGATCGGCTTCGATGATCTCCAAGGGCTCCCAGACTTTATCGCCGACGCCTCAGACATTCTCATGGTGGCTCTTGATACGGCTCTCGTCAACGCTCCAACCGTAGCAGTTTCCGCAACCGTTTTGGCCTCCAATACGGTTTCGGCGGTTGGTGATGGGACGAAGAAACATCGGGTGCTTTACCAAGTGTAACGAACCGGGAGGCTCCGACCTCCTTTTTCTTTAATTGGGGGCCGCCATGAATACGAAGGAAATTCTTACCTCGACGAGATATGACAAACTCGACGATGTGAAGGGATACGGAAAAGGTTATGAACTCTGGAAAGACGACGAACTGCTTCGCCATCTCAATTTCGTTTTGAATGAATGGTGCAGGCAGACCCTTTGCCTTCGAGACTCCTCCACGGAAGCGATCTGTAAAATCCTGCTCCTCTCCAATCAGCACACCTATCCGATGGATACACGGATCGTTGCCCTTCACAAAGGAAGGCTCGTGACTGGATTTCCAGACATTGAAGTCAAGGATGAAATTTGGCTCAACGATTTTGTGTTCTCCTGGGAAACAAGAATGGGTGATCCGAGGTTTCTCTTGCCGGATTATGAAGTCGGCAAACTCAGGGTGATCCCTTATTTCAATGCAGATGGTTATTACTCCGGTTCGATGACATTTGCGGCGGTGGACAGTAGCATCACGAAGGTAGGTGCAAACTTCTCCACGCATCTTTCACCCGGTAATCAAGTGGTCATCACCGGCACTACCAATAATAATGGAACGAAAACCGTGGTCACGGCCACCGCAGATACCTTCACGGTGAGCGAGGCTGTCACGGACGAAACCCCTTCTGCGGCAGTTATTCAGAAAGTTAGAGATACGCTGTGGCTCTCTACCTCTCGACTGCCGCTCAATCCATTAACTCTTGCGGCCTGGGAAAGCCAATCGCCTGAGATCAATTTTGATTACCATCCTAAGTTGATCGACGGAATTCTGAGGGAGGCTTACCTGAAACAGGACACGGAATGTTACGATCCGAAAGCATCGGAGCGGCATGGCATTCGCTTTGAGGCAAGCAAGATGCTCGCCAAAAAAGAGAAGTATCGCCTTCGCCATTCTACCCGTGTTCTCAGGCCGAACCCAGGGACACTCTAATGGCCGAACCGTGGATGGATTTCAGAAACTTTCTTGGGGTTCACAACCTCATCGGCGATCCATGGAGAATCCCGGTAGGTAAAGGCGGGGCTTATCTCGAAGTCTGTGAGAACATCGACATCGACGACGAGAAGATGATTCATCGCAGAAAAGGATTTGATCCTGTTCTTTCCGGCAACGTTCATTCTCTCTGGTCGAACGGGAAGTATTGTTTTTTCTGCGAAGGCACAAACCTTAAACGTCTTTTTGAAGACTATTCTACCGAGACTTTGCTCTCGATCCTCAAACTTGACGAAAGAGTCAACTATGTTGACGGGGATGGAACGATCTTTTTTTCAAGTCGGTCGATTGTGGGATACCTCGAAGAAGGAAAGGCTTATGCCTTCCCGAATCCGAATTTGAAATTTAAAAACCGGATGGTCGGTGGCCATCTCATTGAGTATTACAATTCAAGACTCTATGCCGCCCAGGGCGTGAAGGTTTTCTTCTCGGACGCAACCCATCCTATGCGGATGGACATGAGAAAAAATTTCCTCGAATTCGGAGGATGGATCACGATGCTCAAGGCCGTCAAAGACGGTCTTTATATTGGAGCCGGAGACGATGTGTTTTTTCTTCTGGGAGACGATCCGTTCGCCGAAGGCGGATTTCTCTATGATCGAGTTACAGATAGCAAAGTAATCGAAGGTTCGGCGATCACGGTCGAGGGAGAAGATATAGGTCCGGGTCTTCTCGGAAGGACGGTCATTTGGGCCACGGAAGACGGGATTTACGTCGGAGCCACTTCTGGCCAGGTTAAAGAAGTCACGAAAGGGGCTTATGGCGTTAAAGATGGCGAAAAAGCCACGGCACTCTACAAATTCGATAGAGGCTTTGGACAATATCTCTGCCTTTATGAATTGGTAGAAGGGGCCGGTGGTGGTGAACTCAATCTCACAATGCCCGTGCCATCCATCGAGATGGCGGGTCATTAGCATTAAAGGAGGGAACGACAATGGCTGAAAAGTATTCCACAGGTTTAAGAAATTGGTTGCTTGGCGGGAAAGACCTGCGGGAAGCCTTTGATGATTTCATCATCAAAGTCTTTGCCGGGTCTGCCCCATCGGACGCAGATCAAGCGGAAGGCGGTTCGCTTCTCTGCACAATCTCCAAAGCCTCTGGCCAGGTCGATGCCGATGAACTCTCGGTGTCGAAACAG